TAGACCCCCCTTATTGAGAATGGTTCCCATTAAGCCGCGACACGCCGTGCAAGTTTGACGTGTGTCGTGTCGTGTGCTAGCGAAAAATGGAACGGGGGGAAACGTGCCGTATCGGTGTGTCGTGGTTTGCGGGTGCTAGTATTGGTGTTGTCGGTAAAACAAACGAAAAAATAGGAGTGATTAAAATGTTTAAAGTTAATGCCTATGTAACTGAAATTATACCGGATTATGTATATTTGGTTGATATTGATGGTTTTGAGAGAATTGTTATTGCTTGTGAGGAGATTGATAATGGTGTGGTCACGTTTAAATCAGCCCTTACTAGGGTGCTTGAATATGATTATGGTGATTGTGATTTTGATTTCGTATGTTGTGGCGTTAAAGACGGTGTTGCTAACTATGTTGTTACAATTTATGATTTTGTATGGTGATTGATATAATAAAAGCCGGCTGGTATTGTTACCAACCGGCTTTTATTATGTTGTTACCATGCTGTGGTGAAGTGTCCGGCCATGAGTCCGTTAGGTGTGCCGTGACTGCCTGTAGTTGTGAACGGTTGTATTCCGAAGGTACCGTCTGAGTTTATTTTGAATAGTGTTGCGGCATTTGCGCTGTTAGATATCTGTAGTGTCCATTTGTGTACTGAATTGGTATTGTCTGTATCGCCACGTGCCCATTCTGGTAGACCTGATATGTTAGTCCATTCTGCTGGTGTTACGCCCTGTAACATTTGGAATGCGTAGCTGATTGTTCCGCCGCTTGCGTTGACTGATAGCATTCCGGCGGCGGGGTTGTCTGGTTTTCTCCACACCCAGTGCTCGTGTCTGCCTGTGTATGTGCCTGTTAGGTAGCGGAGAATGTAGTTTCGTATTATTGTAGTGCCATTTTCGTTAGGATGTATTTTGTCGGTTTTGATGTTGTTGGGTTTACCCATGTTCCATGTCCATGCCCACGGGATGCTTTCTATGCCGGTTTCGATTGCGGCTTGTTCGATTTCGCCCGCGTTGTAACGCCAATAGTCGGATACGGTTTTATTATCCCATAACATGGGTATTGCTATTATTCTAGCGTTAGGGTATTCGTTTATGCATTGTTGGAATAATGCCGTTGCGGCTGTTTTTATTTTGCCGTTGTATCCATCGTTTGAGTTTCTTGAGCCGCCGATTATAACTAGTGACACCTTGTTGTGGTCATATTTATTGTCTTGATGTGCGGAATTGAACTCTGTTTGATATGTTGTGTTTGGTTCGATGTATCCCGCGCCGCCTATTGCATAGTTTTTGAGTGTCCATCCTAGTTTTGTTGCTACTTGTACGGCCCATGACGTGTTATCGGTGGGTGACGCGTAGCTGTCACCGAACGTGACCATGATTTTGTCGCCGCGCATGTTGAACATTTCGTTAACGCTAATGTAATTGTTTATTGTTGTAATTTGTGTTTTGTTGTTTTGTGCGGTTTCGGTGGTGTTGTTTATTTTGTTTTTGAGTTGTGTTGCGGTTGTGGTGTCGGTTACGCCTAGTGCTGTGAGATTTTGAGTGTTGTTTTGTGCTGTTTCGGCGGTGTTGTTTATTTTGGTTTTGAGTTGTGTTGCGGTTTCGGTGTCTGTTATGCCTAGTGCTGTGAGATTTTTGGTGTTGTTTTGTGCTGTTTCTAGCGCTTGGGCCGCTTTGCCACCGGCGGTGTTTGCGTTAGTGTTGATTTTATAGAGATTAGTGTCGATAATGTCCATTGACGCATTGTATTGGTCATTGAGGTTTGCCGCGTCGCCGGTTTGGTATTTTTCGAGGTTGAAGTTTGTTGTGTAGTCGGTCATGTTAGTTGGCCTTCCTGAGGTTTGTCGGGTGATTTATTTCTTCCTGTACTTTTAGTTGATGTATTACGCGGTCTAGGGTACGCATTGCGGCGTTGTAGCCGTCGCGTAGGTCGGCTAGGTCTCCTGTTTCGTATAGTGGCAGATGATAGAACGGTGTGTCTGTTGCCATGATGGTATGCCCTTATTTGGTCTGCGGAATTGGGTAGCCCTCTGCGGTTTTTTTGAGTTTGCTGAGGTCGGTAACGGTGAACGTTTCCGTGCCGGTGCGGTTTAGAATATGATTGAGTATGGTGCCGAGTTTAGTAGCATTTTCGCTATTGATTCCAAGCGCGGTCACGAATGCCGCTAGACCCTCTGGTAACACGTTTTTGTTCAGCGCTAAGTCGGCTTTATCGCTTACGGTTTTTATTGCCGCGTCGAGTTTGTCCATCGAATTGTTGTATTGGTCGAGGAGATTCGCGGCGTTGCCGGCTTCGTATTTTTCTAGACTGTAATTTGTGGTGTTAACCATATGATTACTCCTTATTTGGTCAACGGCGAATATGGGTTGCCGGTGGTTGGATTGGTGACACGTGGCGTGGTGTCGTTGAATATGGTGAGGTTGCCGATTGCTGATGTTTCGTCGGTACGGTGTTCTGCGGCCTTGCCGGTGTTTATGTCAGCGATTTGGCTTACTCTTGCGCCGTATACCGCTAGTTCGCGGTATAGGTCTCGTAGTGCTGTTTTACTGTCAGTGTATTCGCCTTTTGTGACGTTCCAGACCAGTTGTGTGTCTCCGATATGTTCGATTTGTTCTTGTATTTGCGCTATGGCGATTGCATAGTCGTTTATGTGTGCCTCGATGTTTTTTATTCTTGTGTCATAATCGTTTAGTGTTTTGTTTATGTCGGTTACAATTTCGTCCAAATATGCGGTTATGTGGTCAATTTCACACGCGATATGTTTTATTATTTCTTCTTGGCTTTTGGCGTTCCAGTAGAACGCGGGTATGGCGGGCGTGTAGGGCCATACCGAGTAAAATGGTAGATATGGAAACATTATTTTTCCTTCCTTCCGTGCGAGGTGGATTCGTTGCGCCAAAACGTCGGCGTATTGTAGCATGATGGCGTATTGTTTTATCAATAATTTATAGTGATTATCTGTCAGTGTTTTCTTTTTGTTCATTTGTTTCAATAGATAATCACCTAGTTTGTTGATGGATTCGTTAAGCTTGTAATATTCGTTTTCGATACGGGCTAATGTGTTGGCGTCCATGAAAGCACCTCACTAGTAATTGTTTATGTTGATAGTCCATAACGGACTGAAACATGATTCCAGATGGTCGAGCAACAACACGTCAATGTCAACATAATCACCGTTTCGGATACGTTCGATTTTGTCCATGAAATTGCCATTAGTGACTGTCTCGTATTGATTATCTGTTGCGTTGCTTGCGTAGTCCTGATTTTCGGTCAGTTGAGTTGCCGGGAAATCGCTGAAAACGGTTCGCATTTTGTGCCATGTGTCGTTATCACTGAGTATTATATCAGGGTTTTTATCTGCAAGCGCGTATAGTGGGCGTAATGTCGGCATGATTTCTTGTATGAGCCGTATGAAGTGCCGTCGCCATCTTGACGGTGGCATGACGCCTAGTTCCCGGTCATAGAAACGGTTTTCGATTTTACGGCAACAGCGCGTATATTGCGTGTCATCATAGGCAACGTCCCGCCATGACCATGCGGCATTATCCCAGTCAACACCGCCGGGCACGTCGAGTAGTTCGCCAAACGTGTACGTCATCACGCCATGAAATTCGTCGCGTGATTCGCACGGTTGGTAGCTGTCTATGTCATTCTGCATTATCATCACCGTCCAATCGTTCGAGATTGTTCAAATAATCATAATTGCGTGAGATGTTGTCTTCGTTCCACACGACTTGTATCGGTTCCTTGAGGTATTTCGCAAATCTTGTGTTGAGAATATCGCAAGCGGCGCGGCGTTCTTCCAGTTCGCTGAGCGCACGAAGGTCGGTCGGTTCGCCGTAATCCTGTATTTCGTCGGCGGTCTGCCGTTCCATCTTCAAGGGGAGGTTTTTGATACCCAGCGCTTGATAGAACGAATTCCATGTGTTTTGTATGTCGTTCTGCAATTCCATGCCGATATATTCGACATTGGTTTTCAGCACGTTGGCCTTCATGGAATCGGTGAAGCCCGGTGTCGCCATGATTGCCATTTCACCGCCGCTTATTTGCTTGATAACGTTGATACCCGCCGTTTGCTGACCGGCGGGAACCTCCAAAATAAACGGTGTTTTCTGATTGAAGCGATTCTGCCGTCGCGTCATGTACAAATCTTCAATCTCATGCGCGAAAAACTCGATGGTTGGAATGAGCGGCGTGCGGGCACGGTTAGCGTAGATGAAAACACCATTTGAATTGTTCACCGGGAAACGCCAACCGTTAATACCGTAGCTATCCCATTTCTTTGGCTTATAATACACGTTGAAATTCGATGTTGTCACCGCTTGCGTGCTGAAAAACACGCCGGGTTTACTATGCGGGAAAGCGATTGTCGCGTAACCAAAATACAATAGATTGTATTCCAAAAACCAAGCGTCGCACGTCTTAGGCAGATTCAACCACTTGAACCGTGATAACGCGATATTCAACATTTGAGAATACGCCATCGAATACGCTTGCGAGTTGAGCGTCTCGGACTGTTGCCATACCGGTGCGCCGCGCTCACCCAGTTCCGCGCGGGTCAACGGCCTTTTATGCGTTCGTTTGCGTCCCATACTTCCACCTTATAGATTGTCGTGTACGAAGTCGCCGCCGACTTCCTCGGGCCTGTTCCATATTGTAACACCGGTATTGAAAATATCCCTGATTGTCTGCAATTGCTCGTTTTGCGCCAATGGGCATATCGTCCATATGTCGGCGGTCTGCCAATACGTGTAATGCTTGCACGTTGTCAGCGTCGGTTTGTTGTAGAGTTTGTTGCCTGCTATCCCGTAGCGTAGCATGTAATCACCCGCCGCCGCTATCGCACCGTTATCCTCGGTTACGATTTTCACGGTCATGGTGTCAAGGCCCGTGGCCTGTCTGAAATTGTCGCCGCCATACGCGCCGACCGGTTGCGCGGAATGGTTGAGCATGTCGCGCCATGACGCATTAGTGTTGTCGCGCGCGTTCGTCATGATTCGTTTGGCGTTGTCAACCGTCACACCACGTGACGCGCCCGCGTTCGTGTTGGCCGTGCCCGTGCTTGTGGCGGTCATGTCGGTAGCCGCGCTTGTGCTGTACTGGTTAACGCGGTCGGCTTGCGTGTTCGCGCGACCGGTCACGGCGGTGGCCTGTGTTATGGCATGTTGTGTTTGCTCGGTGTTGGCTTGTATTGCGGTGTTCGCTTTATCAGTTGCAACATAATTGGACGTTGCGTTGAGTTCCTGGCTGTTAGTGATTGCAATACCGGTGTTGTAGCCTTGAAGCGCCGCACCGCCGATTGCCATTGCGCCGGCCACCACCGGTGAGGCCGCGCCCCCGGTGCCGATTACCAGCGCGGCCCCCGCTATTGAGCCTATCGCGCTTGCCACGTTTGTTATTGCCTGTGTTTGGGCACCTTCCACAAAAGCTTTATTCTGTAGTGTATTATCATCACGTACATCACGGTTGATTTTGGCCGTGCTAGTGCCCAAGTCAGCGGTTTGGCGTGTGGTCGAGTATGTGAGATTATCCGACCGCACACTATTGGACTCGTTTTTTATCTCGGTGTCGCGTTGATTCGCGCGTGCGGTGTTCGATACCGTCGCCGCACTGCTACGATACGTGTTTGCCTGACTGACATTAGCCGAGCGCGCGCCGTTTTCATATGTCAGCATGGCGTTTTGCCGTGCCTGGCTTACGGCGACATTGTAGGAGGCGGCGCGTTGCGCGTCGATTGCGCGGCGTTGCAACGCATATGTCGGTATGTCATGGGATATGAGCGTTTTGAGCGCGTCCGCGTTCGGCACGTCGGCGGTGATGGTGGCCCCGTTGATGGCGTTGATGGTTATGGACGTGTCGCCGTCGCCCCCTACGCCGTCAAGCCATGCGAGTTGTCGTAGTATCGGGTAGCTTAATGACGTGACGGCTTGCACTGAGAGATGGCCGCATTCCGCTATTTCCACTCGGGTTTTATTGCCGATGTTGTCGGATATTTCCAAGTGCGCGTAGGGTGCGAGGTACAGTCGTGTTATTTTGGCGTATTCCGGCGAATAACCGAAGTCATTTGTGGTTAGATTAATGTCCGCTAGTTTTGTGCGTGCGCCGCTGACCGTATGCCATGCCACATCATTAACCGTAGTACTGGTTCCGAAGTGTATCATGTTTGCCGTGGCAACGAAAACAGATACTATTTGTGACATGATATGCGGATAATACGCAAACAGCGTATCAAAATAATCACCCGATACTTTGGATGATTCCAGCGCGTACATGTACACGTTGCTTGCGGTGAGATTATCAATGGAATTATATGACGTACCCGCGCCGGTTACGTTTGACGTGTTTATGTTCCCGGCACCCCATATAAAACCGTTGACCGTTTCGTCGGCGTTAGTATATGACGGGCTGGTGTCCGTGATGTTTGTACCGCGCATATTGCTCATTGATTGCAATTGTTGCGGGGAAAACGTTGCGGTCAAACATATGTATCTTGTACCGTTTTGCAAATTGATAGGCGTGCTTTTTTTGATGTTCGTGGCCGCGTTGCCATAATCAACGTCGGGCAACGTAAAATCACGACAGTTGGCCCGTGGGTTTTCCAACAGTTTTTGCGGTGTCGTTTCCGTCAACGGCGCGTGTCCGCGTGACAATAGCAAACCGTTGATTGTGGTGCTGTTGATATAGTCCGTCCATACATCACGTACAAGCGTGCATGTTGTCGTGTTCGGCGCTTCGGCGCGTACCGAGGTGACGAAAAAGTGATAGCGTGTCTGCACGTCGGTTTTCTGATACGGCGTATTAATAATGTCATGCGAAAAATCAACGACAATGTAATTATACCGTTGCGCCGTCATATACGGTACGGGCAATTTTATACCGTCCGTATCGGCGCGCGCGATATACATGTTAGTCGTGAGCTTGACGGTTTCCCCGTCCAGCGCGTCGAACCATGCGTCCCTTGCGGTATCGTCCGGGAATTTCACGACATCATGGTAATCATCGTACCAGTTCACGCGGCACAACTTGATTACCGTGTTTGGCGTCCAAACATTGTAGTCGAAAACATTACGGTACTGTTCGTACACGCGCGTATCCGTATCGGGAAACGTCGTAGCATTTTGCAGATGTGGAAAATCCATATCATACCCTTCCATATACGAAAAAATGGGTGGTGTTTCACGTGAAACACCACCCATTTTAACATGTGGGATTATTTGACGGTGAACGTGCAAGACGCGGAATGTTCCGTGGTCTTGCCGTTCGGATTGACGTAAGTCGCGGTGCCGGTCACCATGATGATATCGCCCGCCTTGAGACCGTTACGCTGGACATGCAAACGGGCTTGGTCATCGACGAACGTGTTGACATCGAGCTCGAACGACGCGCCTGGGGTCGTATCCTTCGCGGCGTGCTTGGCCGACACCTCATAAGTCGCCGTATTCGGCGCAACCTGTATCGCGGTGCCCGTCGGCGTTACGGTGGCGGTGAGATTCGGCGTGAGCTGTACCACGTCGCCCGCCGACACGTTACCCGTAGTCGGGGTCAGCGTGAAACCGGTCACGGCCTGCGTCACGACCTTGATACTGGTACCCGCGTCGGTCGTGAACAGCGCACACGGGGTGAAGGGCGACACGCCGTAGATACCCCAATGGTTGAGGTACAGCGTGTTGCCGAGCGTCTGGGGATTGTAGAACTGGGTGGTGCCATACATAATGTCGCGCACCTGATACCAGTCGGTCGATACAAGCAACGCGACAGCGCCCTCGATACCGAGGCTAGGAACCTGAACGATACGATACGGCACTTCGGCCTTGTCCAACTGGAACACGGCACTCAATGCGTCAACGTCAATCGACGCAAGATATTCCGGTTCAATCAGCAACACCATTTGCTGGGGGTTGGCGTATGCCGGAATGTCGGTCACGTTCAGCGCGTTGTACTGCGTTGACGGGAACTGCATACGTCCGGCGGTCGAACGCAACGCCTTGAGCAACGTCCTGGCGGTGGTTTCATCAGATGGAATCTTATCAAGGTGTACCTTGTAGAAGCCGAGATTCTGTTCGTAGTGGCGTATCAGCGCAAGCATGATGTTCATTTCATCGTAATTATCGCTGTTGCGCGGGGTCTCCATAATCTGCGCGATGAAACGGTTCAGACCGAAGTCATCCACGAACGCCTGTCGCAATTCGTCTTCAGTCCATGAGATGGGATACTGGTCACGGCGGTTCATCTCATAGAACCAGACGGCGGCCTCGGGCCTGTGCATTTTCAGAAGGTCTTCGGCGTCATCCTTGTACCCGTGCGCCTTAATCCATTTGACGGCGATCTCCTGTACGGTCGAACCCCAGTAGAGATTCTCTTTTTTGAAAATCGCCAACGGGTTTTCAAAAGGCGCGTTCTGAGCCATTACGGTGAGTCCGATACGGTTCACCATGTTCCACACACAATCATTCAAATATTGGCGGTTCATGGGGTCGAACAGATAACGCATGGTATTCGCCACGCCGGTTTGCGTCGCGCTCGGAATGCGTTGCTGATAGTCATTAGTGCCCTTGGTACGGACTTTATCCAAAATCGTCGCATTGTCTACAGCCATGATATTTTTCCCCTATCCGTTACAGTGTGTAATCGAGGTTTTCCAAGTCTTCCGCCGCCGCTTGCGCGATTGCTTCAGCCGCGTCATCGTCGGTTTCCTTGACGGTTGCGCCGTTTTCGACCATCTGCGCCACGGAGTCCGTGAAATTGTCGTAGATTCCGTCGATTCGTTCGTTCATTGCGTCAATTTTATCAAGCACCCGTGTAAGCATGTCGAGCAGGTCATCGAACTCGCCTTCGCGGTGGGCCTCACCCTCCGTGAGGTCATCACGTTCGGCGGCGTCCCTCTCCTCGGTGGTTTCGTCATCCATTTGTTTTTCCTTTCATATATGAAAAAAAGCCGTACCGGCGAACAAATACCGAACCGGTACGGCTTAAGGATAGCATACTTGCGACATGACTCACAGCGACAACCGGCGCGCTTATCCCTTACGGCCATATCATTGGCGGAGTCAACCGTGGACATCAATGACAATGTTTTAGCGGTCTCACTGTGGTATCTCTTTGTATGCCGTATTTATTTTACACCGAAATTCTTTAACATTTCACTTACGGCGTGTTGTGTTTCCACCGTGTCATATCTCAAATAGCCTAGCGCGTAATACGATGTAAGATTTTTAATCAACTCTTTTGCCATATTCGCAGTGAGATAGTTAAGCTTGTTATCATCTAGCGTGATTGCAAAATATGGCACATGTGCGCCGCCGTCGTATTTCGTAGAGAGAAAAACATATCCGCAACGCATATCAACATACACCCCATATTCTTGCCGAAACCAACGGAACACATAAGTGAGTTTCGCGTGCTTATGCGGTTTTTCGATAAAATCGGTATCAAATTGCCGAAACTTGTTTTTTGCTGTCATATCATCATTGTTTTTCAGCATACGTCCCGCAACAGTGTCCTTTGCCTTTTGCTCGGCGTATTCATCGTCTCGCACGTAATCAAACAGGCATGTCTTGCCGTCAAGCCATTGTAAACCATACTCGGGATTGAGGGGCACTTCATAACGTCGAAAATACGGATTGAATGCGTCGCACGCGTTACCCAGAAGGAATATTCGCGGTTTACGTAGCTCGGTATCATCGGCACGTTCACGCGTCACGGTATCCACAATTTTCGCCAATTGTTCAAACTCGTTTTTTAAATACGTATGGTATCTATCGTCATTATCGATGATAAATTCATCCATGCAAATGTTGCGCACGTTCACGTATGTGCTTTTCTTTTTTCGCTGTTGCATGGTCAGGGGTATAAAATAACCGATTATCCGCCACGGATTTTCTTTTTTGCCGGTTTTCTTCCGTCGTATTTCAGCTATTTTATTGGTTGTGCGAAATTCATAATCGGGGAAAATATTATCTTTTATAATACGGTCGAAATAGTCAGCGGCGACATCGTTGTTTTCCTCACGAAAACGGGCGATTTCCGCAAAACAATATCCGTTTTTCAAATAATCCTCTATCATGTATTTTCTCATACCGTAGGTTTTACCCAAACCGCGCGCGCCGATAATCATATTAACGTCTGCGTTTCGCGGTAATATTACGGTTTTAAGCCGGTCATAGTAATATTTCGCCATCAATGCTCACAATCATAGGTCTGCCGTCCCGCACAATAAGTTCGCGCGGCAATGTCTCAACATTCCTATTATATACGTCCCGCATGTATGCAAGATTCTCGCCGTTGGCCTGTTTGTCCGATTCCCCCAGCCATCTGCCGGACGGATACAACGCTATCGCCTCGGGCGCGTCAACATGATATGTCGCACCCCGATAATCGGTGACGGTGCCGACGTACCTATCCCATACATGCGGGCGGTTGCGTTGCAACGTGTGGCAAATCTCATAATCGACCAACACGTCATAACCCAGTGCCGCCCGTATCGTTTCCGCGAAACCGTGACCCATGTGCATAATGTCCTCGATACAGTCCTCAATGGTGTACACGCCGTCGGGCCGTGGCAAGCCCGCGCAAGTGACATGCACGCGCCCGGACATATCCAAGCTTACACGCGCCTTGTTCCACAGTTCCACGTGTTCGGCGTAACGAGTGGTGCCGCCACAGTCCTCAACCTCGAACTTGCCGATATGGTCAAGCGTTGACGCCATGTCGGGCGCGGTGTTTCGGACGCGCCTCATGGTAAGATTGATTGCGTTTTCTATCGCTGTGTGCAATGGTTCGAGCGCGTCCAACAGTTCCGTATCGGTCACGTCATTGGCGCAACTGATTTTAAGACTGTCGGTATCGCCGCCCGTGACGGTGACACGCGCGCCGAAACGCCGATATATCAACATCATGGCTATTATTAAATGCATACGTGACCCGGCTACAATCCGCATACCATACGTGTACAGCACGCGCGGTGTCTTCGGCCGCTTTTTCGCGAAATTCTCGGGAGTGCAGACCGTGTTTTTATCTACTTCCAGCTCGCCTTTTTCCGTCACACGGTAATCGGCCTTCATGACGTCTTGCGCCTGTGTGCCATAGATACCATTGAATTGTCCCTTAACGGTGCTACCGTAATAGGATTGCAGAAATTTCACGCTCAACGTGCCCGCTTTGGCGTCGCGCGCGATTCCCTCGGGTATCGACTCGGGTATATCACCCGTATACGGTGTTCCCGCATGATAATGTTTAATCAGATTTTTAACGTCGGTTTTCCGAGCGAACAGCATATTTGATTGCAATGTCACGTAATCGGGCGGCACAATCGTTTTAGTGGTGGCCTCACCATACAATACATGCATTTTGTCAAACTCGTACACCTGTGCCACGTTCCAAAGCTCAATCTCATTAACGTGCAAGATACATTCGTCCGCCCGATACAATTTTCCAAAAGCAAACGTCGGATTAACGGCACTATCAACGTAGCCGTGCGCCCTTACACTGTTTTCCTGTGTTTTCACGCGTTCGTTGTTGCTGTAATCGGTGTCCGCTTGTAACGTCCGCACGAATTTTGAGCGCGGGCAGATTGCAATGTCCCAATCGGCAAAACATGTGTTTTCCCGTAATCTAAGGTTTGTAAAACGTATCGCAACATGTACCCCCGTGCGAAACGGGTCACTATAATTACGCAATACATCTTCAAGCGGCGTGTCAACGATACGCTTACACGCGATTTGCAAAATTTCCGGCGGGGCAACCGCGAATTTAACCGGCAAACGTCGCCCGTTGATGAACGCATGGTGCATTGACGTAACGTCAAGAGACGCCACGTTATCAACGACAACGCTTGCGGTTTTAGCGCTCGTAAAAGTCAAACCGCCACGGAAACATGCCTTGCGCAACGCATAGGACTCATAGTTTTTAGGAAACTCTTGATTGCACGTCGTTTCATAGGCGCGTTGCAAAGTGATTTTCTTGCCGCCTTGCAACGTGACGCGCCGTCCGCCAATCTCACGGCGCGCCATCTGCCGAACAAGCGAGGTTTTGGTCAATACGCGGCACCCCAGCATGCCAGGCGTGAGCCAATGGTTAGCGCGCAACAGCCATTGCAGATACTGCGGTATCACCTGTACATCACGCCGCGCGTAAAACAGTTCTGCCTCGGTCAACGGCGTTTCAGGTGTACGTACCAGCGAGTAATCCCAATCGCCCACCGCTTTGGGCAGACCGCATGTCTCACCCATAGCACGTAGGCCGCCCATTTCAAGATAGAACGTATCCCAAAAACGGCACACCACATTACCATCAACGCACAAATCAAGCGTGTACACGCTTGTTGCGGTCTGCGCATTGACCTCAATCGTATACGACTGCGCCAATTCCAGCATGAGGGTCTGCATATCAAACATGAGATTATACGCCGCGATTATCGGCACATAACCATGCGCACGACCATACGTAATCAAATCATCAATGTACGCTAACGCTTCGGACGTGCGCCGGTAAAAACGTACATCGTCCGTATCGGGCGTATACGATTCCAACGGGGTATCCCGCAAATCGTTGAAAATGTACAATATCGGATACGCGCGCGTTTCGGCACCCTCACCAATGTTCGTTGTTTCAGTGTCGAATATCGCCGTAACCCTGTATTCGTTGCGTTCTTTCATCGTACCACATCAGGGGAAACCGCCACAAGCCATATCGGACTACCGCCGTCGGTATCCGTATAATCCTCCAATTCGCCCGTGTGCGCTTTCATGTTTTTGGCGTATTGCAACACTTTTTCATTTCGCGCCATAATGGTGTCAAAAAGCCCACTCAACGAGTCCGCGTCATATGCCTTCATGACAGCCTCCAATCGTTTGTCCGGCGGAATATTCGGCTTCTGCCATATGTTTTGTGTGTATCGCCAAAAAATCTTGACTTTTTCCCGACCAAGCTCACCCAATACGCTCGGTTGCCCCTTGGACGCCAATCTCATTTCTATGCGGAAAATGTTAAACGACCGTCTGCGTTCCATTGCACGGCCCTTGCCGCCGCGTACCTCGCCTACCTGTCGCACAAGCGTATCAGCGACTTCATTGGCGCGCTGATATAATTCCTCACGCATGGCGCGATTACTCACGCGCCCGACATATGTTTTTTTCAACTGCGATTCAAGCCGCTGGATATAATTCCGACGCGCGTTTATCTCACTCTCGGGCATGGTGTCCGTAATGCTTTTTTTCAGACTGTTTATCGCGCGGGTCACGCGCTTGCGTTTCGCGGTTAAAACGTCCGCCTGTTTACGCGCCCTAGGCATGATTTTTTCACCACCCTCATAAAAAAAGCGCCATATTATTTATGGCGCTTTTTTTCTCATTTCAAACTACTTAATTTCAAGCGATTTTGTAGACCTACCACCACCGAGCGGTGTCGTTTTCACTGCCACGGGGATACCGTTAGGCGCGTTAAAATCGGGGAACATGTCATAAATATCCAACACGCTACGATAAATGCCCTGTGACTGACTGAAATACGTATTACCGTCATTTGCAAAAAGATAGACGTTAATGCACTTCTGTCCCGTCTGAGAACGCACGCCCGGCGCGGTGTACGCGCCAATGACCGTTAGCGGCGTGTCACCGATAGCGTTCAATGACAATGCGTTGTTACGCGCGTTGACAATGGCACGTTTGCCCTCAAAAGTGCTGTTGTCCATCGTACAAATGTAACGATAATTGTCTACAGTGGTCTGAGCGGTTTCATTAGCGGTGTCGTTCATCTGTTCATTGTTTTTGGTCATGATGTTTCCTTCCAAAATCAGAACTCGGGTTCGTTATCGTTGTCGGTATCGTTGTCGGTATCGTTGTCGGTTACGATACGTTCGGCGTGTTCGATGAACGTGTCAACGTCCATAGCATACGTTGTCTTGTGTACGGTGATATCATCAATCAGGACGTTGACGATACCCGCGTCCATAAGCGCCTTAACTGCTTTTTCAACGGTGCGAATATTTCCGATAGTGTGGAATGTTTTCAACTCGCCGTTTCGGTCATAATAGCTGATATCGCTATCAGCGATTACCTTACGAATCTTGCGCATATTATTATCCTTTGTATCTGTTTTTTCTGTTAACATTTTTGCTAACACATATATTTATAACATAAAATCGGCGCGCGCAAAAGCGACACGCCGATTATTGATAATGGTTATCAGTAACGCAAAATCTGACCCGGATAAATCAAACTCGGGTTAGACAAACCATTAACCGACGCGACACGAGACCAATCAACGCCGAAAACAGACCACAAACTATCACCCGGTTGCACCATATACGTGCGCGCCACACTCGTATTCGACTGCGCAACAGTGCCACCGCCATAGCAAACGGTTTCGCCGGGATATATCACATTGGGATTACCGGACGCATACCCCGTCCAATCAGACCACGGCCACAGACCGGTCGCCGCCGCGATACCGGCCAACGTGTCACCCGGCCCGACCGTGACACACGTAGACGCGCAACCAGCGTCCGGCACCGGTTCCGGTGCCGGGGTCGAAACACCGCCATCACGCTCACCACGCGCATAAGCGTCCCACTGCAACCGCTCGCCACGGAAGTAGTTCAAGTCCAACGGCCCATAACCCGACACGTAACCGTTAGATGTATACTGTCGCATAGCCTCACCATACGCGCCATAAAGCCACGGCCTCTCCTGATAACCAGTCGGCACGTTCGACGCATATTGTGCAACCCAAACACCGCAATGCTCACGCACATACGGCGTGAGCTGACCCAACGAATACGCCCCCGTATAAACGATAGGCCACACTTTCGTGCGGTCATACACGCGCCGCACCCAAGTTTCGACCCACGCCCCGTTACCAAACTGCGGGTTATCATCAGCCTCCCAGTCTAATGCAAGCACGGCACGCCCGACATATCCGGCGACATTGTCCACAAAAAAATCAGCTTCGGCAACAGCGTCATTGCCCATTGCATAATGATACACGCCTATGCTCTTGCCGCTGTCCACTGCACGACCGAGCTGATAATTTGCGGCCTGATTTATGCCATTAACCAGACAGACGTTATTAAAACCGCCAATACCCCAAGTCGTACCGGCCACAACAAAATCAGCGTCCAATACATACGTATCAATATTACATTGCCAATTGCTCACGTCAAAACCACGCATATCCGCGCTTGCCGACGGTACGAAAACCAACGACAACACGCATACGCACGCCAATATGCTACGCCATATTCGTTTCATCAACATCATCACCCCCTTTATCATCCTTAAGCAACGCGATAAGCTCTTCGGTCAAAATATTGTTCCGTGTCATCAAATTATTAAAATCGCGAAACGTCGTAGCAATAAACCACGCCATAGCGCAACACGCAACAATTGGAAAACCAACACTACCCACAAGGGCGGTGATAGAACTCATATCCATATGCATACACCTCATACAAAAAAGGCCACGACATGTCATACGGCATGTCGTGGCCTAATATATCACACTAACAATAACGATAACAATTCTCAATAACCGTGGCCTATCCGGGAATTGAACCCGGCCCGCACATTTTATAAGAATGCCGCTCTAACCACTGAGCTAATAGGCCAAACAACACCATACTACACCCCCGTATCCTTCCACAAATTCAACTGCATTAAAGCAATATCATCAGCATAATGCGCCATCACAAAATCAAACAAACCAACACAATCAGAATCACGCCCAATGTCTCCTACTATAACCGAGAAACACCATATTTACATTATTACCAAAAGACACCATATTATCCCACGTAAAACCAATTGGAAACATATGCATTATTCCATCAAAATCAGCGTAACATTCCACAAAATCATAATAACTATAACCCATCTCAAGTAAACGTCGAACACAATAATAATTCATAAAACTACACCTAAACATTTTAATCACTCCTATTTTTTCGTTTGTTTTACCGACAACACCAATACTAGCACCCGCAAACCACGACACACCGATACGGCACGTTTCCCCCCGTTCCATTTTTCGCTAGCACACGACACGACACACGTCAAACTTGCACGGCGTGTCGCGGCTTAATGGGAACCATTCTCAATAAGGGGGGTCTA